TGGCGCAACACAAGAGGAATCTGGCGAGGAATCTACAAGGCTTCGCAAGGTGAAGGTTTTGCCGGAGCACTTAATGTCTCCGCTTGGCTCGGTCTGCAAAAACTACATGATCGACGGCAACAGTAGGACACAGTGGAGCAAGTCAATTTGCGGCTTCGATATCCCACAGGTTCTGAAGTATGAGACTACAGACCACTACTGGTGGCATCACGACGTGCTCCCGCCGGTAGATGGGAAGCAACGGCGCGTCTCGCTATGCATGCTGTTAAATGACCCGTCCGAGTTTGAAGGCGGGCAACTTGAGATTAAAGACAAGACTGACAACGCACTAAAAAACAAAGGCGACATCATCGTGTTTGATTCAACCGCAATGCACCGGGTCGCCCCCGTAACTAAAGGTATTCGTATCTCGGCTGTGTGCTGGGCTTACGGATTTTATGAGGATTGATCATGGCGACAAATTTTGACAAGGCGCTGTACCAATTGCCTGCGGGCATAGACGAGGATGTTCTCGAGGCAGAGCCGATTGAGATCGAGATTGAAGACCCGGAGGCCGTGCATATTGGCCTCGGTGGTCTTGAGATAGATATCGAGAAGGTTGAAATCGAAGACGACTTCAGCATCAACTTGGCGGAAGTGATGTCTGACGATGACCTGCAAACGCTGGCATCAGACCTTCTGGCCGATGTGCAGGAGGATGTGGATTCCCGCAAGGACTGGATGCAGACGTATGTAGACGGTCTTGAGCTGTTGGGCATGAAGATCGAGGAGCGGTCAGAACCTTGGGAGGGTGCCTGCGGTGTGTACCACCCGCTGCTGTCAGAAGCGCTGGTGAAGTTCCAAGCCGAGACGATCATGGAAACGTTTCCAGCCAGCGGTCCTGTAAAGACCAAGATCATCGGCAAAGAAAGTCCAGAGAAGAAGGATGCTGCGGAGCGTGTCCGGGAAGACATGAACTATCAGCTCACAGAAGTGATGACCGAATACCGGCCAGAGCACGAGCGGATGTTATGGGGCTTGGGTCTAGCTGGTAACGCATTCAAGAAGGTCTACTTCGATCCGTCACTAGGGCGGCAGGTATCGGTATTCGTACCGGCTGAAGATGTGGTGGTGCCGTATGGCGCGAGTAATCTGGAGTCAAGCCCGCGTGTAACGCATGTGATGCGCAAGACGAAGAACGAATTGCGCCGACTGATGGTGGCTGGCTTCTATCGGGATATTGATCTGCCTGAACCAGACAATGTGCTGGACGATATTGAGAAGCGGATCGCGGAGAAGATGGGCTTTCGGGCAACTGCGGACGATAGATACAAGCTGCTGGAAATGCAGGTTTATCTAGACCTGCCGGGCTTCGAAGACAAAGATGATGACGGCAAGGAGACCGAGATCGGTCTGCCATACATTGTAACTATCGAAAAAACTTCACAAGAGATTTTATCTATCAGACGTAACTGGCGTCCAGAAGACGACAATTACCAGAAGAGGAACCACTTTGTTCACTACCCGTATATACCCGGCTTTGGATTCTATGCCTTCGGCCTTATTCACCTTATCGGTGCTTTTGCTAAGTCTGGTACTTCTATTATTCGGCAGCTTGTTGATGCTGGCACTTTATCGAATCTTCCGGGCGGTCTTAAGACTAAGGGGATGCGGGTCAAAGGAGATGACACTCCAATTGCACCCGGCGAATTCCGAGATGTGGACGTCGCCGCCGGTACGATCCGGGACAACATCCTCCCACTTCCGTATAAAGAGCCGAGCCAAGTTCTTCTTGGATTGATGAATCAGATCGTTGAGGAAGGTCGCCGATTTGCTGCGGCGGCTGACCTCAAGATCGCTGACATGTCGGCCAATTCTCCGGTCGGCACAACACTGGCAATCCTCGAGCGCACGCTCAAAGTGATGTCGGCAGTACAGGCGCGTATCCACTACGCGATGAAGCAGGAACTAAAACTGCTGAAGGACATCATCCGCGACTACACACCTGACGAGTACGACTATGTGCCAGTCGAGGGTACGCCGCGCGCGAAGAAGTCAGACTATGACGACGTAGATGTCATCCCGGTATCTGATCCTAACTCGGCCACGATGGCGCAGAAGGTGGTGCAGTACCAAGCGGTAATGCAGATGGCGCAGGCGAACCCACAGATTTACGACATGGTGGAGTTGAACCGTCAGATGCTGGAAGTTCTAGGTATCAAGAACATCGGCAAGCTTGTGCCGAGCGCGGAGGATATCAAGCCGAAGGATCCAGTGTCAGAGAACATGAACATCATCAACGGCAAGCCGGTGAAGGCGTTTATCTATCAGGATCATGAGGCACATATTGCTGTTCACGAAGCGGCAATACGAGATCCAAAGATGGCTGCGATTATCGGTCAGAACCCGCAGGCAAACGTCATCATGGCGGCGGCGATGGCTCATATTAATGAGCATGTAGCCTTCCAGTACCGCATCGAGATCGAGAAGCAGTTGGGTGTTCCGTTGCCAGACATGGAGAAAGAGCTGCCGAAGGAGATGGAGGTAGAGGTGTCACGCATGATGGCCGCTGCGGCAGCCAAATTGTTGCAGAAGGATCAGGCAGAAGCTGCACAACAGCAGGCTCAACAAGCCGCGCAAGATCCTATCGTTCAGATGCAACAACAAGAGTTGGCTATCAAGCAGCAAGAGTTGCAGCTCAAAGCACAGAAGCTGCAAATCGATGCCACTGCTCAGGCGGACAGGCTGGACTTGGAGAAGGATCGTATCGAGGCACAAAAAGAAATCGCTGGTATGCAGGTCGGGGCAAAAACCGCCAAAGACAAGGCGGATCTGGAGGCTCGTCAAGAAGAGGCTGGCGTTCGCATGGGCATCGATATAGCCAAGTCGCAAGACCAAATGAGTCGTATGGCGCAAACCAGTAGGAAGGAGTAATTGATGGACAAGACGCTAGAAGTGCTGCTCAAACAGGTGCGAGAAAAGCGTAACCAAGTAGTCGAGGCTGTGTCAAACAACGCGGCCAAAGACTATGCCGAGTACCAAAAACTTTGTGGCGAGATCCGAGGTCTATCGCTGACAGAGGGCTTTATTCTGGACCTTGCAAAAAACATGGAGTATTCGGATGAGTGAACTACTAATCGCCAGCCAAGATGGCGAGACTTCAACGCTGCCAGAAACAGCCGATGAGAAAGCAAAACAACTGCCGGAGCCAACGGGATATCACATCCTCGTAGCGTTGCCGGAAGTAGAGGACAAATTTGATAGCGGCCTCCTAAAATCAGATGTCACCAAACATGAGGAGCAGGTGCTGGCTACAGTCTTTTTTGTCATCAAGTTGGGTTCCGATTGCTACAAAGACGACAAGCGGTTCCCGAATGGTCCGTGGTGCAAGGAGGGGGATTTTATTCTCGCCCGTCCGAACACTGGCACGCGGCTCAAGATTCATGGTCGTGAGTTCCGACTCATCAATGACGACTGTGTTGAGGCGGTAGTGCAGGATCCGCGCGGAATTTCCCGCGCTTAACAAAGGAGAAACAGGATGGATAAAGACGAATTTCAGTTCCCGGACGAAGTCGAGGCCAAGGGCAAACCCGAGGCTGAAGAGAAGTTTGAGTTCGAGATTGAGGATGATACGCCTCCCGAGGATCGTGGCCGTGAGCCGATGCCGAAGGAGATCGTGCAGGAGCTGGAGGAAGACGAGCTGGAGGAGTATTCCGAGAGCGTCAAGACTCGACTCAAGCAGATGAAGAAGGTCTGGCACGATGAGCGTCGGGAAAAAGAGCGCGTTCTTCGTGAGCAGCAGGAAGCTTTGGCTTATGCCAAGCGACTGGTGGACGAGAACAATGCTCTGAAAAACCGCTTGACGGCTGGTGAGCAGGTGTTTGCAGAAACCGCAAAGAACGCGGCAGAGCTAGAGATGAGCGCGGCCAAGAGGGCTTACAAAGAAGCCTATGACCTTGGTGATGCTGATCAGTTGCTTGAAGCTCAGGAGCGTTTGAGCAAGGCGCAGTTCAAGCTTCAAAAGGTGGAAGATTTTGTTCCGTCTAGACAACAGCAGGAAAGTGATGTACAACCTGTTGCCAATTCAGTACCTCCTCCTGACCACAGGGCAGTTGCGTGGCAAGAGCGCAATCAATGGTTCGGTAAGGACGAGGAAATGACTAGCTTGGCTCTGGGCTTGCACCAAAAGCTAGTCAATCAGTACGGGGCGTCATATCCGACCACGGACGAATACTGGACCAAGGTTGACGAAACAATGCGTCGTCGATTCCCAGAGCAATTTGCGGATCGGGAAGCAGCCCCTGCGCAGGAATCAAAACCCCAGCGCGAGAAGCCCGCTCCTGTAGTAGCTCCGGCTACGCGAAGCACCGGCTCCAAAAAAGTCAAGGTATCGCAAACGGCAGTCAATACGGCAAAAAGATTGAACGTGCCACTGGAGAAGTACGTACAGGAAATGATGAAATTGGAGGGTAGATAAATGGCTGAGAACCGCACACCACGCAGCATTGATAGTCGTAACGAAGCGCAGCGTCCTAAGCAGTGGACGCCGCCGGAGCTTCTGCCAGAACCAGATAAGCAACCCGGCTTTGCGTATAGATGGATTCGCGTCTCGATGTTGAACAAGGCAGACCCCCGCAACATTTCCGCCAAACTACGGGAAGGCTGGGAGCCAGTGAAGCTCGAGGAGCAACCGAAGTTCCAACTGCTAGTCGATCCCGACAGTCGCTTTAAGGACAATATCGAGGTCGGCGGGTTGTTACTCTGCAAGACTCCGCAGGAGCTGGTAGATCAGCGTAATGGCTACTATCAGAAACAGTCCGAAGGACAAATGGATTCTGTAGATAACAGCCTGATGCGCCAGAACGATCCAAGGATGCCGCTATTTAATGAGCGGAAATCTTCAAGTTCGTTCGGGAAGGGAAGTTAATCTAAACTTTTTGGAGCTAAACATGGCTTTTCCGACTGTATCGGCCCCTTACGGGCTAAAGCCGATCAATTTGATCGGTGGTCAGGTGTTCGCGGGTCAGACTCGTGAACTCCCGATTGCAAGCAACTACAACACTTCGATTTACAACGGCGACATCGTTCGTATTTCGGGTGCTACTATTGTCAAAGAAGCAGGCACCACGACTGTCACGGCAACGGGTGTCGTAGGTGTATTCCTTGGTTGCAGCTACACCAGCCCAGCTACGGGTCAGAAGTTGTTCGCCAACTTCTACCCAGCTAATACGGTTGCTTCTGACATCGTGGCTTATGTTGCAGATGATCCTGATCAACTGTTCAAAGTTGCTGTCACTGGCGGCGCTACTTCGACCACGATCACCCCGATTTCGGGTTCGATCATTGGTGACAACTTGGCAATTTCGCAGCCTTCGACGAACACCACCATTTCGGGTAACTCGAACATTGGTGCGTACGACTCTGGCTCGAACACTGACCAGTCGCTGCCATTGCGTGTTGTTGATCTCGTTCCTGAGACCACCAACGCTGCTGGTAACTACAGCGAAGTGATTGTTAAGTGGAATGCTCCGTACCCAACAGCGACTACAACCGCTGCCGGTAGCCCGCTCGTCTATACCACTACGGTAACTGTAAACGGCGG